AAGTGTTTGGGTGAATAGTTCATTTTCGTATCCAAAACTTCCTGAAACAGTTTGTTCTATACTTTCAGAGTATTGTTCGTCAAATGTAAATACTTTTACTCGTTCCTTTACAATATTACCGAAAACATCATAATATGTCCTTATTGCATCACCATCTTCTGCGTATAATCCAAATCCACGAACAAATGGTGAATCGGGGTCTAATCCAACTTGTGTTTGATTTCCTAATGCAAAAACTTGACCTATAAGTGAACCTGTGATTTGTGCATCTATTGATATTTCAAGTCCACCCATTGTCGACCCACTATTACGTGTAATTGAACCTGATAAGAATAGTGTATTTTCAGGTATTACAATTGAGCTTGTATAGGTTCTGTAATCACCGACCACCTGTACATCATCATTTGCATTCACTGTTGTTTCTAACTGTGACGCGGAAACATAAAGGAATACTTCTTGTTGAGTATCAATAGAAGACGTGAATTGTGGATTATCCATCGTAATATCAACATCTTCTTCCACATTGATACGAGTACCAAAGTCATTACGTGAACCTGTTGGTTTTGTATACTTAACTTTACTTCTTTCTAAAAAGTGTGGTTCTATGAGAAGTCCTTTGGATACTCGTGCTCTTGCAGGTGCAAGTGATTCAAGTGTGGTATAAATTGTTCTATCAATTGAACGAACCAACTGAATATATTCCGTAAAGTTTAAATTGTATCTATCAAAGTAGTACTCACGAAGTTCATCAAGTTGTTCGTATCTTTCTTCGTATAAGTCACTTGGGTCACCAATATAATCGTTGATGTTGAATCTACCAAGTGATTTGATAATATCGAGATTGATTTCTTTTACTGGTGAGAAGAAAAGTCCTAATCTATTTGAATCAACTGGTGATTGGTCAAATGATTTGATTGTTGAACGACTACGATAACTTAAATCACCCGTCTTTGTTTGTGATTCAAATCTGAACTTGTTCCCATAGTTATTTCCAATTGATGGTACGGTTGCAGTGACCGTTCTGTCAATAGTGGTATAATTGTATGGATAGGAAGACTGTATTGTAAATCCGATTGCCTCGGATGCACTTGTGTAATTCTGATTTATTGCAACATTTTTGATTGACCCACTTTCAATACCAGTTGAAGAGGTAACTCCAAGATTACGTGGAAACTCAAAATCATTTCTAAATAAAAGGTCATCAGTAGATGCTCTATAAGATACCCCATCTACGGCATCAGGTATAAGTGTGTGGTTGTCTATGGAAGCCTCATCTAATGGTATCCTCCATAAACGTAGTTCGTCAATATTTCCAACAAAGTTTGAATCACCAACAATTATATCAGTACCGGCAATCCAAGAACCAGTCGGTACAGTGACAGATGCAGATGCTTCATTTCGAATACGCCCTTGGAAGGCCTCTTTTATGTAGATATCAATTGTATCCTCACCACCACTTTTAGTACGATTAACAACAAAGTTAGTATACTCATCATCATAAAAAGGTATAGGATTCGTGGTGGCGTTGACTGTTTCTGACCCACTGATTATCCCAAATTTGAATTTTGCAAGTGAACCTGTATCTGGTATGATATCCAAATACCAATTACTTGCACTAATAATTGTCTGTTGTACTTTTCGTGAAGTCTCTACCCGCAATTCAATTGCATTTGGATAATCAGTTACAGAACCACTAGTATATTCTTTCCAAGGAAGTCGTAAATATGAGTTTGAGTCTATATTGAGTGTCGCCGTCCTATCATCAATTGTAAGTTTCTTTGTGCTTTCATCTGTTTCACTTGGCCCACCAAATTCTAAAATAGTAAGTAATGAATTTGGTATACCATAACACGCAAGAGCAGCCTTGAGTGCACGTTGTGTACCTTTGTGTTTGAGTAGATATGGAATATTATTTAGAAGTCTTCTCCATATCTCATACTGTCGTTGTTGACCTGGTGGTATATCTTGTACTGTACCATCGATCAGGGTATTGGTAAGATTCGTGCCATCTTTGTTTTTACCAAATCCGTACTCCCATAGGAATTGTGATTTGACACCAAGGTCAGCGTCCCATCCAAGAGATTCTAATTGATGGTATAGTAAATCATTCGGTATTCCTTGATTAACTTTATGTTCCGCAAGTTTAGACCCTTTGACTGACTTGATGTAGTTATATAATAAGTCAAAGTGTTGACCTATCATATCAAAGAATAATACAAACTCTTGTCCGTTTTCATCATTCTTGATATGAAGTGGAATATTATTAGATATAAGGTCTACATTGTTTCTGTCGTATTCATTCGCAGAAAAAGATGCAGTCAAATTATACCAATCAAGTGCAATTGAGCTTGTAGTACTGACTAAGCTACCATTTTGTTTTGGATATGATAACGAACCTGTTTCTTCATATAAAAACTTTTCAAACGCGTCAAATCCTGCAAGTAATTTTTCTTTTTTGGTTTCCGTAGATAATTGCTCATTTAGTATAGATACCGAACCAGTACCATCGGCAATTGATGCCGATAGGAAATTGATATCATTTTGGTATGACTCAACTAATTTGACCTTATAAAAGAAATTTGCTGTTCGTTCGGCAGCTGATGAATACTTGACAAACCCTCCCCAATTATAGTCAAGATTTGAACCCGAACCAGTTGTAAATTGCAAATCAAGTTCGGTAAGATTGAATTCACTCGAACTTACATATTCACGAAGTAAATCATTTGAGGTGATTGACCCACTTGCAACTAATTGGTCTAATATTTGATACCCAATTTCATCATTGACATCAACATTGAAGTTTGGTCGTAGTGGTCTACAAACTTTTACCTCATCATCAATAACTTCAATTTCGTCTATAAGTGGTACTGATTGTACCTTTGAGACCCAAAGTGGTTGTTCAGTCTCTATATTTGTTGGTAGTGGTTCGTAGAGTTTTACTACTAAACTATCACTATCAAGTGTTTGAGTATCTGTTGCAAATGTTGCTGCCAGTTTCTTATCACCATTACCAAAATGAAGTTGGTGTGTAAGAAGTTTAGATGTATCTTCCCTAAATAATTCAGGATTCACTTCAAGATTGAAAGCCTGTCGTAAATCACCAACAACATCCTCTCTCCTTAATCTTAATCCTCTATTAAATCGTATGGTTATTTGTTCAACCCTACCTGTAACAACAGAACTACCTTGTGTATTGTAAGGCACTAAAAATAAGGAAAATGATATTTGTTCAGTAGATTCATCATAGTTTTTTCTTGCTCTTTTTAGAACTTGGTCAACATTTAACCTTACTTGTCCACTTGGTTGTAGATTTCCACCTAAAAGAAAATCTTCACTTGGTTGTGCAACATACAATTTTACAAAGCTTGTACCAACACTATTCCAAGAAATATCAAAGTCAACATTGAACCCTTGGAAATCTTTTCCATCAATTGTTTGTGGGAAGTTAATGGTTTGTATATCGGGGCCTGGTAATCTTTCAGTATCTCTTACATTTATTACCACTTCTTGGGTTTGTCCACTACCTCCTACGTTTGATACTGGTTGTAAAAATAGTTTGTATTGTCCTACACCACGATTGAATTCACTTGGTGATATTGAAATTGTATTTAAATCCCTGCTTTCACGTTGTACATTTCCAATTGATACACGAATAAAATCCGTGTTTTGTGTGGAGATTGGAATGTTAAGAGTTTGATTAGATGATAGTGAATAATCAAAAGTATTATTAACACTTAGTCTTGGTGAATTAGGCGGTGGATTGACTACTGCCTTATTGAGTGTTATTGATATATCAAGTCCATCTGTACCAAACTCTTGTTGGAATTCAAATACATTCACGTTTCGTTGTTGTCCTTGTCTTAATACAACAAAATCAACATTATATTCTGTTAGTGATATATCTTGTTCTCTGAAGAATTGTATATAGTTTGTATCACCAAGATTAACTTCGAATGTATTGTCTCCATTTACAATAGTACCTTTATCACCATTACCAAGTTCATACCCAATCAAACCATCTTCTATGACATCTGCATCAATTTTGATAGTTGCCGTAGTTGAAGTAGTAATAATTGGTTGTGTCTCAAGTGTAAATCCTAAATCAATTTCTACAACTTGATTGATAACTTCATCACCACTTCGTCCTTCAATATATTCTATTTGTTGAAAACGTCCATCTATCAACTTTTCAACAATGACATCATAATAGGTATAAAAGAATGTATCGACAATTTGTTGGTCTTCAATATCTTCACCTTCAACTCTAACACTTTCCCTTATCTGTTGGCGAATTTCTTCTTTTGTGAATTCCTTTTTAGTAGAAGTAATTCGATAGGTGTCTGATGACGTTGTATTTGTTTTAGTGACTGTAAATGTACGTGGTGTAAGTAATTCTTTGAGAGTATAAACGATATCATCGGATGTATCAACTCCCGTATCGAATCCATTCTCTAAAATACTTGCAGCCTTTATATTACTATCAAATGAGATAATGACATCACCATTAGTATCATAAAATAGTTTTTGTGGTGGTTTAGGTGGTACACCTGGTGGGATTGACGGAGAACCTCCTCCAGTCTCTTCGTTTATATCCCCAACATTAGGATTTGGGTCATTACCTTCAACAACTCCTTGTGGGTCGAAGTTATTAAGGTTAGGTGTTGTATTATATGTATTTGGTCTTCTTGCCATTATCTTATAAATAACCTATCATCGGGGATTACAGGCCCACTTGGTTCACCACCAAGTTCTTCATTACCTTCATTGGTGTTACCACTATCATCTGTTTGTCCACCACTACCCCCACTTCCCCCTGAACCACCTGTACTTTGTGGTGGTAGTGTTGTTGTAGTTGTTGTAGTTGGTGGTAGTGTCGTTGTGGTTGTGGTCGTAGTTTCTGTGATAATCTCACCTGAATCATTACTATATCTACAACTACCATCATCCGTTGTTGCACTTGGGTTATAATTTTGTGCATTTTCATCAGTACATCCAAATACTTCAGCGGGTGTACTTTGTATATCTGATGTTGCAATAGAGCGATTACTTTGAATTGTTCTAAGTACTTCTTTTGCATCATCCAATGTTTGTTGTTCTTCTGGTGTGAGTCCTGTCTTATTCTGTAAGTTTCTGCTCGGTAGTAGTTTATTTACTATTAATATAAAAGAAGTATTTATGACCTCTTCCATTTGTTTTATACTCAACTCAGGACTAGTTGGTGTACCTAATGGTCTACCATACCCTTCTTCGTTTATTCTCCATTCTCGATTATCAATGAAATAATTGAACGACTCTACTAACTTTTCTTTTACATTATTGACAAAAATTTCAAAACTTGAAATACCAAACTCTTTTTGAATAAGTCTCACATATGATTCACCAGTCGATACTTTTCCTTTTAGTGTTAGGAATCTATCAAATATTTGTTGCACATCAAGAGAATCTACGAGTTGTTTTGCCTTGTAAATCGTGTCATCTCTAAATTGAGAATCTCGTGTAAATATTGAATATCGTTCTTCTAAATCAGGATTTATGACTCCTCGTCTCTGATTTGGTACAATTCTAATTTCTGTACGTGATGGTGAGATTTCTTGTATCCAAAGTTTATTCTCATCACCTACCTCGAATCCTGCTCTACGATTAACGATTGATATCTGAGTTTTGAATCTACCATTTTTGTACCCAGCTTCTTTTACCAATCGTTCTATATCAACAATAAACTCTTGGGCTTCATTTGGTTTTTTGGTAAGGTTGGTATTGGTAGTGATAAAATAATTTCGTATATTTTCATCAGTCAGTGGAATATATCTTACCAATTCTTCACTCTTACCTTGTGGTAGTTGGTTGTCAGAGATATCATACATAATGAACTCTAAAAAGTCATCTCTATTGAGTTCGAAATTTGACTTCACAATAGAAGACTCAAAGACTTGTCTGTCATCCTCTTCGACAAGATACCCTTTTCTATCAACGATATTTTTGAAGTTTTCTAATGACATACTATTTGACTATTCTCCTTAATAGTGATACGATTGTTGATATTTCTTCTTTTGACCCTTGTCTTCCTTTTACCAATAAAGAACCCTCTATATTTCTTTCACTACGTTTCTTTTTACTGTTAAATTGTGAGTTGTCGACACGTAATGAAACTTCCTTTCTTCCTTCAGGTGGAAGAGTAAACACACCAGGATTTCTAATCCATTCAGCTCTATCATCATTATCAAAACGTATTTCTAATGGTTCTTCAGTTTTATTTTCAATAATTAATTTCTCACCATTTTCAAAAACGATGTCTCTAATTTTATTACCTCTTGCTCTTGTTCTAAGTATTCTTCGTGAGGCTAGTGGTGGTAGAGTTGGTTCCGTAGTAGGTTGTGTTTCAACGGTAAATAAATCATTTTCTGTTGTATCAGTACCTTCTTGTGCAACATTACCACTTGCACCCGAATCAGATGATTGTTCTGCTTCACTTTCCAATAATTGCACTTGTGCACCCAACGATGCTAATTGAGCTTGTAATGATGCATTTTCTTGTAATAATTTTGAGTTCTGTTGTATACTTTCGTTTAAACTATTTTGTAAAGATGCTAAATTATTTTGTAAATCAGAAATAGTTTGATTCAAGTCATCAATTACTGATTGTAATTGTTCTGTTGTTCTTTGATTAGTTTCTCTTAGTTGTTGTAATCGCTGTTCAAGTATATCATTCTGTTGTTGTAAACTTGACACTTGACCTTCCAATTGTGTTACTTGGCCTTGGAGTTCTCGTATAGTTTGTCTATTTGTTTCATTTTGTTGATTTGCATCCTCAAGTAAACCAAGTACTCTATTGTACTCAACACGAGCCACTACATCTGCTCTTGGAGTTGGTATATTACGGTCGATGAGTTCATCTACTTCTGTATCAACTGATTTGTTGAGTTCCTGTTCGTTATATTGGGGTTTTTCAAAATAGGCAGCACTTTCACCATCTTTACTACCACGTTCTTCTGGTACAAAGAATGTATGTTTACCTTCACTATCCAGTGAGGTAATTGCAGTAGACCCACTTTGTATTAGTTCGTTTATTCTGAACTGATTATCTAAACCCATTATTTCTCAACTAAAAATGTTAAATCCTTATCTTCGAAGTATTCAATTACTCCATCTCTGTCAACCTTTATTTCAATATAATATTCTCTATTGGTCTCCCAATTTTCCAAATTCAATTTGAAAAAGTTTCCATTAATATCACAACTAACTTTGGAATACTCTGAAAATATTTACTTTGTATACTGACTTTAATCTTTTAAATGTAACTTGTATATCATCAGATGTTAGTTCAGGTAATGACCCCGTTGTAAATACACTATCATCCCAACCTATACGAACTTTTGGTTGATATATCGTATTGGTTTCTTTTGAAAAGAATTTGAGTTGTCCGTAATCATTTGTGTTATTTTCAAACTCGTTAGAATGTTTGAGTATAAATCCTTCATTTGGTAACGACCCACTTAACCAACTATTAAATGGTTCAAGTACATCCATAAAGATGTCTGTACTTTCATACGAAAAAGATTGTGTACTTTGTGACCCCGTGTACCAAGTTCCACCCTTTCCATTGAGTGACCCGGTCACGCCACTTTCATAACTACCAACCAACCAGTCTTTGCTTGTACTTCTATTTTCCCAAGTTACTCCTTCTGATGTTATATCATCAAACCGAGTACCAATTCCCATTTCCCAACTACCCGAAACAGGATGGGCAAATATCGTATAATCTAATGGTATTTCATCACTCTCTGCTTCTCGTAGGATAAGGGTAGCTTCACTCATCGTGACTTCACCACTTGTTATTTTTGTTGATAATGTATCAGTATCAAATTTGATTAGAGAATTGGCAACATCTTTTAAATTACCATAATATGTTTTAGAGATTTCAAGTATTTCATCTCTACCTGTATTTTGTGATGGTTGTTGTAGGTAAATTGTTGCGTCTTTTGATGCAGTAACGAATGAATACATTATACCACCCTCCCTTGAATATCTTTATCAGGAAACTTCAATTCGAAAACCGATGGGTCTAATGAAGGATAGACCAATTTATTTTTGGTTGCTTCTTTAATATTGTAAGAATGTTCTGAATATTCACTACCAAAGTTTGCTTGACATTTATTAAAGACTTCTAGTTTTGGTACTGATTGTACACCTTCCACTCCTGCAACTAATAGTTCTAATTCACTTAAATTTATTGGCATATTGAAAGTCCAATCATCAATGTTAAAATATTCTTTTAATTCACTTATTACTCGTATCAAAACTTCACGTCTATTATAGTTTCCGTATACTCGTATCTCAAAGTCAATACCAATATTGATGATAAATCCATCAAGTAAGTTTACACCATCAGTCAACATTCTAAACTCATTCATATACGTTTTGAGATTTTCTTTGACCGCTCTGTTGACGGTACGAAGTTTTTTACTATTATTGTATCCAAGAACATAGAGATTGATTGCAAACGGATTGTTCTTTTCATCTACATTTGATGTCTTACCAATCAAATACTTACGTAGTTCATCTTTGATTTCTTGTTCCGATGGTTCTTCTCCATCAGGTTTATCAACAAACGTTTTCACTAGATCAGTAAACTGTTGTAAACTTTCAGGGTCTGATAGAATTGATGAAGGTGAATTATTATCAAGTTCCCCATCGGGTGCACAATATGCTTTTGATACTGAACCATATTTTGATGGTATTGAAAGTGCACGTACTTGGTAATCTTTACGAGTGACTGCTCTATTTTGTGAACCAAAGTTTGCAAGAGCATTTTCTCTCATTTCTTCCACAGTGTCCGCACCACGACCACCAGTACCTGGTGTTTCGTTTTCTACTGCTACTGAATTTTTACTACGATTATATAGTACAAGTTCATCGTCAGTAAATGTATCTAAGTCTTCATCAAACTCTATTGTTTGAATTGAAGTCAAATCACCTTTTGGTACATTCGCAGATACTCCACCACCAACTAAATATGAGACTGTAAATTCTCCTGTTGGTGCCTGTCCATATGTATTTGATTTTAGGAAGTTTGATGGGTCAAATGACTCACCAAGTCTACTAATTGAGTTAGGCAGACCGAGACCCACATTTTTCAAATTCGGTATTAGTAATTCATCATTGCCTGTACTAACACCACCACCAAATATAATAGAGGTGGTATTGTCTGAATTTACTTTCGTTGTAAATCTACGAGAAGTCTTAATGAGTTTAAGAACCGAAGGAACACTATCCTTAAATTGTGATAAATCTTTGTCGTATTGTTCGTTATTAGGGTAGTCTACATAAACCATTTCCTGTGCAAGATATGGGACGTGATACCACTTATTTCCATTAGAATCACGTATATCATAGATGTCTATTACATTTGTTTCAGGTAAGTCAATACGACTAAAAGACTGTGGATTGTTTCCAAATGATTTGGTAATTGTCCGTACTTCTGCCGATATTGCATTTACATACTTTTTAGCAAGATATGTGATAGGACGTGCACCATCTTTTTGGAATACCGTGATTTCTCTATCTGTATCATCGTTGAAATCAAGTTCTTCAGTAGTTCTAAATCGTGTACCTTCTGGTGAATTTATACTCATACCTTCTTTTATACGAAGATAATATTTTGGGTCAGGTGCAATATCATTACCAGAACCCGAGGCAGGTAGAGTTTGATATACAGCCATTTTTGTAATTGCAGGTGAGGTGACCTTTGGCTTGTATCCAAGATATTCGGAGAGAGCGATAACATTCTCTCTATCCTCCGCATACAACATCAAAGACTCTTTGAGTGTATCATCTATATAATATGAAAGGACATCACCAACATATGATGCCATTTCAATAAACACCATTCCTGGTGATGATTCATTGAAATCAGAAAATGTTTTTGGAAAATATGTTTTACTATATTCAATGAGATTGTCTCTAAATGAGGCAAAGTCTTTGGAAAGATAGTTTATATTTCTATTTTGATTAGTCTTTTTTGTTATACTATTTAGTTCTGCCATGTTTAGTTCCCTACCGTAAAGGTTACCTCTTCGCTCTCATACTGGTTATTTACTGAAAACCTTAGATTTACCACTGCTTGATTTCTGTCTTTTTGTCTATCAGTCAGTTCTACGTTTATTTCTCTAATAGAAATATATGGTAACCAAAAGTTTACCGATTCTGTTATCGTCTCTTCTATACGTACTGCGAACTCATCATCGTCCATTTGTTCAAAGAGTAAGTCATGTAAACCCGAACCGAACTCGGGTTGGTTGACTCGTTCACCTCTTCTTGTTTTCAGAAGATTGATAAGATTAGCACGAGCTTGGTCAAATGATGTAAACGTCTGGTTGAACATTCCTGTATTACCTTTTTGTACAGGCATAGCCAATCCATAAGCAAAGGAGTCAAAATCCTCTGTATCTGTTACAACTTTTTTACCAAGTACATACGCCATTATCTTTTGAACCTCTTGACTAACTCGGAGTTGT